AAGGGCACGAATGCCGACGACAACGTGTTCGATCTGTCCGGCGTCAATGTCCAGAACGGTTGGTCAGTGGAGATGCAGAACGGCGACGACACGGTGATCGGCGGCGGCGTCGACGACCTGACCTACGATCTCGGCAACGGCGACGATACCTTCACCGGCACGGCCGCGCGCAAGGACACCGTGCTCGGCGGCAACGGCGAGGACGACATCTCCACCGGCGACGGCAACGACGTGGTCGATGGCGGAGACGATGCCGACACCATCGACACCGGGGCGGGCAACGACACGATCAAGGTGAGTGACACCTTCGACGCGCTCGACGACGAGATCGACGGCGGCGATGGCTACGACATCATCGACAACACCGGGGGCACGCTCTTCCTGCGCAACATCAACGATGGCAGCACCGGCGCCGGCACCGTCAACAATGTCGAACAGATCAGTGGGTCAGGCGGCGTGCTGAAGGGCACGAATGCCGACGACAACGTGTTCGATCTGTCCGGCGTCAATGTCCAGAACGGTTGGTCAGTGGAGATGCAGAACGGCGACGACACGGTCATCGCCAGCGTTCAGGACGATCTGACCTACGACCTCGGCAACGGGGACGACAGCTTCACCACCACGGGCGCGCGCAAGGACACCGTGCTCGGAGGAAAGGGTAGCGACACCATCACCACCGGCGACGGCAACGACGTGGTCGACGGCGGGGACGATGCCGACGTGATCGACACCGGGGCCGGCAACGACACGATCAAGGTCACCGGCATGGAGGCGCTCGACGACACGGTCGATGCCGGTGCGGGCGGATCGGATCGTCTCGACTTCGAGGGAACCGGCAGCGTCATGCTGCGCGGCCTGAACGACGGCTCGGGAATCTCCGGGATCGAGTTGCTCTACGGCAACGGGCAAACGCTCCGGGGAACGGACAGCGGGGACGATACCTTCGACTTCTCAGCCATCAACGTGAACGGCGGGTCCGTCCCGCTCGTCGAGATGCGCGGCGGCGACGATACCGTGGTCTCCGCCGGGGTGAACGACAGCCTCACCTACGACCTGGGCGCGGGCAACGACAGCTTCACAAGCAGCGGCGCCGGCCTGAGCGACACCGTGACCGGCGGCTCGGGAGACGATACGTTCGTCTTCGTTGCGAACTTCGGGACCGACACGATCACCGATTTCACCAAGGGCGAGGACCTGATCGACCTCTCCGGTTTCGGCCTGAGCGACGTATCGGATCTTGCGATTTCCACGAGTGGAGCGAACACGGAAATCGACGTTACGGGCGACACAACCTTCGGCAAGATCGTTCTGGAGAACTTCGCAGGTTCTCTTGGCAACGCCGACTTCGACTTCGTTTGATGTCAATCTTGGGCGGCGCCTTCGGGCGCCGCCCTTCTGCCGCTTTCGCCTTAATGTAGAGCTGCGCCTCCCATTCCACCGGGAACGGCTCGAGCAACCGCGCCAGTGTCACCTCCGACCCCTGCTTCCCGTCCAGGACCGCCTCGACGATATCCGGCGCGAGCAGCGTGAGCCGCAGGACGCGGGTCATGTAGGAGGATGCGATGCCCTCGCGCTCAGCCAGTTCGGAAATCGACGCGAACTCGCCTGAGTCCAGCATCCGCTTCCAGCGGAACGCGCGGGCCAACGCCTTGACGAGGGCGCTATCTGTCCGGCGCGGCTGAACAGCACCGTCTGGCATCTGCATCTCCTTGCGCCCGCCGCGCTTCACGATCCGGAACGCGACGTGCAGTGTCACCGTGTCGGGGAACGGCGTACCGCGGGTCATGCAGCCGCTCCCGTTTCACCAGCCTGCATCTCGCGCGCGAGCCCGCTGAGGCCGTCGACACGGAGCCGCACGTTGAGCCCGTCCGTGCCGATGTCCACGCGCTCCACCAACAGCGCCACGATGCGCGCCTGCTCGGCGGGGAAAAGCTCGTCCCACAGCGGGTCGAGTTGTTGCAGGGCCGCACGGGCGTCGGCCTCGGTGATGTCATCGGCATGGGCGCGCACCGCCTTCCACGTCCCCGCGACGACTTCGGGCTGGCGGAAGACGGCACGCAGCTGGTCGATCACGGCGCCCTCGATCTCGCCCGCAGGCACGCGGCCGACCGGGCAGGATCCAGCGCCGTGCTTCAGCACTGTCTGGCTGACATAGTAGCGGTAGAGCCGGTCGCCCTTGCGGGTGTGCGTCGGCGAGAACGCCGCGCCATCGGGACCGAACAGCAGCCCCTTCAGCAGCGCCGGCGTCTCTGCTCGGGTGCGCGCGGCGCGCTTGCGGGGGCTCTCCTGCAGGATGGCGTGGACGCGGTCCCACGTCTCGCGGTCGATGATGGCGTCGTGCTCGCCGGGGTAGCAGTCGCCCTTGTGGACTGCCTCGCCGATATAGGCGCGGTTGTTGAGCATCCGGTACAGATACTTCTTGTCGATCCGGTTGCCGCGCGGCGTGCGGATGCCGCGCTTCGCGACCTCGCGTGCCAGTTCTGTCCCGGATCCGATCTCGAGGAAGCGGGCGAAGATCCAGCGGACATGAGCGGCGTTGCCTTCGTCGACCACCAGCTTCCGGTTCTCGACCCGGTAGCCGTAGGGCGGCACCCCGCCCATCCACATGCCCTTCCTGCGGCTGGCGGCGACCTTGTCGCGGATGCGCTCGGCGGTCACCTCGCGCTCGAACTGGGCGAACGAGAGCAGGATGTTCAGCGTCAGCCGCCCCATCGACGTGGTGGTGTTGAACGACTGCGTCACCGAGACGAACGTCACGCCGTTGCGGTCGAACACCTCGACCAGCTTGGCGAAGTCGGCGAGCGAGCGGCTGAGGCGGTCGATCTTGTAGACCACCACCACGTCGACCAGCCCGTCCTCGATATCCTTCAGCAGCCGCTGCAGGCCGGGCCGATCCAGCGTGCCGCCGGAGATGCCGCCGTCGTCATACTGATCACGGACCAGTACCCAGCCTTCGGACCGCTGGCTGGCGATGAACGCCTCGCAAGCCTCACGCTGGGCGTGGAGCGAGTTGAACTCCTGCTCCAGCCCTTCTTCGGAGGATTTGCGCGTGTATATCGCGCAACGCTGTTTCCGGACGATCGGCTTTGTCATGCCCGCGCCCTCCGCGACTTCAAGCCAAAGAAAACCCACCCGTTCCACCGCGTCCCAGTGATGGCGCGGGCAATGGCCGACAGCGACTTGTAGGGCCGCCCCTGCCATTCAAAGCCGTCGGCGGCGACGGTGACGACATGTTCGACGCCCTGCCACTCGCGGATCAGCCGCGTGCCCACGATGGGCATCGTGTCGGCGCGAACGCGGCTCTTCTTCCTGTCACCGCCATCGAGTTCCTCGCCCAGCCGCTCAAGCCGGCGCACCGTCTCGGGCTTCAGCCCGCCATAGGCCAGTTCCTGTATGCGGTAGGCCAGCCGGCTCTCCAGATAGCGGCGGTTGAAGGGCGGCGGCTCGCTGTCGAACAGGTCGCGCCACTGCGCTTTCAGCTCCGGCGTCGTGGCGGTCTTGAGCGCGGCCAGGCGCGCGGGGATGGGATCGTGGGTCGTCATGCGGGTCTCCGGTGAGTTGGAGTTGCATGACGGCATGCGCTCGCCGGAGAGTGTAGGCGAATTTCTCCGGTTGCGTCAGAATCTTCGCCCTTTTCCCGCATCTGCAAACGGATCAGCCCGAGCGCCAGCAAGCCGCATAGTTCAGCGCGGCGCTCGGCGGGAGTCATCTGGTCGGGCGGCAGGGGATTGGGGCGTTTCATGTCGAGGGGGCCGGAGGCTGTGGTGTTGTCACAGAGGAAAAGCCACCTCCGGCACCGTGATGGGACATCGCCACGACACAAATTCCCGCGGCAGGAACATGTGGGGAACATCAAGGCTTGAAGATCACGGATTTGTCCATGATTATAGAGGGTTGAATCAAACAGAGGCATTAGTCGTTTGAGGCAGGTTCATGGCGCGTGCAGCACGTCCGGAACGTCCGGCCTACCAGGCGGCCATCGAGGTAGTCTGGACCAACCTGCCACAGGCGGAAGTTTCGGGCCGGCACAGCGCCAATGTCGCTTTCATCGGTCACGATCGGCATTCGCGAGGTAGAGATCACGCGTGGCTCGTCGGCAACACGCGGCAGCATATTGTGGCGTTTTCGGAGGTTTAGATGGTACGAGCACCGGCGAAGAGTTGCCCCAACCTTTCTCGATTGTTCGACGACGCCGAGCCGACGCTCCTGGCGGCGTTCTTCGGAAGCAAGATTTTCGAGAGGTTGAACTGGCTCGAACCCTACCGGTTCGACCGTGACGATCCGGACGGTCCGGCATCTGCCCGCGAAATGCTGCGCATTGAGAAGAAGGACCGACTGGGTCCGCTGGAATCCGAGGCGGCGCGGATCGTCAACATTGCGAGAGATCAGGGTGAGTATGTCCTCGACGGTCTCGCGAGGACCAAGCTCGAGCCAGATCGCGCAAAAGAACTACTCACCCAGCGGGACAAGCTGGCGCGGAGCCTGTGGGCCTTCGCCAACGAACACGGGCTGTTCGAAGCGGCGGAGAACAGCCTGCATCTGCGTCTCTACCGGCGCTACGACAAGCATTACCAGACCTTCATGGCCGAGCCTTCGATCGACGGGGGCCCGGGCGCCGGCAGCGCATTGCTTGAGGCGCTTCTAGCCGACCTCAACACGCGCCTCGATCGCGGCGACGGCTACAGCATCGACAAGTTCAATATCCCTGAAGACGGCGAAGAACCGGCTGCGGAAATGTACCTGCTGTACCACCCTGACCCACCCACGAGCGTTCGAGAGATCGACGACGACGGTAATCGGTCGAGCATCTACTTCCGGCCACCCGGCGAGGCGATGATCGTCTACACGCCATCGACCGGTCGGGTGCATGTTCGCGCCGGAAACCGAAAGCTCAGGCACACTATTGCGGAACGTTTCATTGAAACAGCTCTCGATCAAACCTACTCAAATCAGCCCGTTGACTTTCAGGCCTACGACATCTCGCATTTCCTGAAAGGCTTCGACCTGGAGCTGCCGGATTTCGATGACGTGTTGATAGAAAGCGCAAGGGTAATCCGTGCCGACATCAGCATCCGTAATCTCGCCAACCGCCTGTCGCTTTCTACTACCATCGATCAGGACATCGCCGAGATCATCGACAGCCAGCCGGGCCTCCCAAGGATCTTCGAGCGAGCGGTCGCAATTCGCTTCGTCGAGATCGCGGTGCGGTATCGGCGGGCTGGACGAGAAGCGACGCAAACACTCGACTTCACGCTCACCGACCGAAATACAAGCAGCCTTCTGAGTCTCGACGACCCGTTCGAACGGGTTCTGGGACATCGCCTGTTGCGACACTGGAACATCCTCCGTGAGGGCCGCGCGCCGGGCGACGAAGAGAGCATGGCCGTGATGCCTGCGTTGCTGGCCATCTGGGACATCGGGGCCGAAAAGGTCTCCGGGGCATGGCTCCAAGCTCGAGGTGTAGATCCGGGCCTCCTTACTGAACTGGGTTTTCTCGCGCCCCACGGCTGGGAAGGCGACGATCTGATCGACGATGAAGATGAGGTCGGGCCGGTCGCGGCCGGGGTGAAAACCGGTGTCCAAAGGGACGATGAGGACGGGGAAGGCCACAAGGTGGTCAACCTCGAGGTCACCGAGGGTCAGGTCACACCTGGCAATCCGGAACTCTACAGAGTCTACCGGGTGCGCGATGGCTGGGTTGCGCAACACCTGAAAGCGGGCCTTGAACACGTGCTCGATGCGCCCGCTATCGAAAAGCTAAGCGACCATCTCCTATACCTCGGAATGCTCAGTGTCGATGGCGGGGACGTCCCGATCTATCTCGCGCGCGGTCTCGACCGGGAGAAGGTCCGCTCGGCCGTCGATACGGAGCTTCGGGCGCGCCACAACCTCGGCATCGGTCTTGTCCTGCAGGCCGGCAGCGCTCCCGGACCGTGTCTGGCTGCGAACGTTCTTACGCCGCTTGTCGATCAGATCGACACCCAGCAAGCCGAAATCGAGTTGGTCGCAGACAAGCTCCGGTCCGTGTTTCGACGCCATCGGATCCTGGCCCGCGGCGGCCAGGCTGTCGAACTCACCCGGGTCGGGGAAAACATGGCAACTCTGTTTGTTCCGGGGAAAGGCAGCATCGACATCAAGGGCGAGAACCGCATCGAAGTCATCCAGCGGCTGGTCGATGCGCACAACGCCGGCCCGATGCCAATGGCGACAGCAGACCTGATCAGCGGGATCGCGGAAGACCAGTCGTTGGCAAACATTTTCAAGCAGCCTCTCTGGAAAAAGCTGACAGCCGACTTCCTGCGAAGCCCCGGAAAAGGACAATGGGAGATCGCCGTCTGACGGCTGGCTCCGATCTGGCTCCGATTGGGGGGTCTGACTAGCTCCGATTCCCCAGGCCAATGGGGGTGCTCACTCAGTCAGAGGAGCACTCCGATGCCGACTCCCTTCCACCCGCGCCAGGCAGCCCCGACGAGCTGGTCCGGCGCCGCGAAGACCAAGCCCACCACCCTCAACTCGGAATGGCGCTGCACGCGCTGTGACAAGCTGCTCGGCGTCTGCCGCGACGGCCGCATGCACCTGCGGTTCGCGCGGGGCCACGAGTATCTCGTGGGCTTCCCGGTTCAGGCCACCTGCCGCGGCTGCGGCACGCTGAACCACGCCACCGCACCCGCGCGCTGACGCGCGCCCAACCCCTGAAACCGCAGAGACGCGCGACGTCCTGACCTGGCCACCACAAGGCGCCGGACGCCTGGCCAGAAGGCAGGCGTCCGATGTCCTTCGCGTGGCACGAAATCCGCGACCACCTCATGCAATCCTCATCCACTCTCGGCTTCCAGCGCAGCTTCGACGCGCTCCGATGCGCGCACGGATCCATCGCCCGGTTCCCGGACCGGGCGGCGCTTCTTGAAGCGTTGCACCGCGGTCCCGACAGCCCTGCCGGCAAGAACCGGATCCTCAGGGCGCTGATCGCAGCGGCGCAGGACGACGATGGCGCGTCCGATTGCGCGGTGACCGTGCTGCTGCTGGCGCTCTGGCCCGGGCTCGACGCGATCCGGCGTCGCGCGGTGGCGCGCAGGATCGCGCCCGTCGATGAGATCGTGTCCGACATTCTCGCCCGGACGACCGAGGCCATTCGCAGCCTCGATCTGGAGCGCGTGACCTGGATCGCCGCCACGGTGCTGCGGAACGTCGAGCGCGACATTATCCGGGCGCGAAAGAGCGACGCGGAACGAGAAGGCTTCGCCACCGCGATCGATCCCGATGTAGTCCCCGCTCTGGATGGACAGCCCGAACGAGCGCTGCAACGCGCGCGGCTTGTCGACGACATGCGGCAGTTCATCGGTCGCGACGCGGATCTCGTCAGCTGTGTCGCCGTCGAGGGCTTCTCGCAGGCTGAGACGGCGGACCGGCTGGGCCTAACCGAAGCAGCCGCCCGCAAGCGCTATCAGCGCGCCACGCGCAGGCTCCGCGACCGCCTCCACGAAATCGTCTGACCCGATGTCCCGATCCGGCGCGCTGAGTGGCTTTTCCCCAATGACCGGCGAGCACACCGCCGAGCAGCATGAACAAGGATGGACCATGCAGGAACGACACCCAGTCCCCGCAGCCGAGATGGTCAGGATCCCGGGCCTCTATCGGCGCTGGGAACTGCCCGAGGTTCTGAAGAACCACCAGGCCTACCGGATCGAGGATGCCGGCGCGCATCAGGACGGCACGCCGCTCCTTGCGGTCTACGCCGCCTGTGACGGCGATGACCCGGCCGATCCGGCCGCCGCCGCCCCGGTCGCCGGTCTCCACACTCGCCCGGTCGGGCCGATTTCCCGGCAGGCCGCCTAGCGGTTGGCGACGGAGATCATGTTCATGGGCAACACCCCCTTCATCACCGTCCGCGCCAGCCGCCCGCTCAGCGAAATCGAGTTCTGCGCGTGGGTGGCGCAGGCCGCGCCCGGCGACCGGCTCGAATACCATCGCGGTTTCCTCGTGCTCGACATCTTCCCGATGCTCGGACGCCTCGCGGACCGCGAGCGGGAGGAGCTGGCGCGGCTCGGGTCGCGCGCCTTCTGGGCCGCCGAGCAGGGCCTCGTCCACCTCGTGCAGGAGCGCGTGGGCCCCGACCGCTTCGCCTACATCGCCGTCGCGCGCCCGAAGCCGAAGGCCGCCGCCGCCGCGCTGTCTGCTCTGCTGCTCGAGGAGCAGGCGGCGTGACCTCCCCCATCCAGACCCCATTCGCCGATCACGGAGACCCGTTCATGCCCTGGCCGAACAACAGCCCCACGCCCGACGCCCTGCCGGGCATCCCCGACGCCGAACTCGCGCAGCTGCCGGTCGAACTGCTCGCCATCCTGCAGCGCGAGACCGAGGAGGCGCTGAAGCGCGCCAAGGCGGCGAAGGCCCGGCTCGATGCCGCGCTGACCGTCCGTTACACCACGTGCGCCGCCGAGGAGCGGCAGGCCCACAGCAAGGACACCGGCACCGTCCGCTTCGACGACGGCGATTTCACCGTGGTGGCCGATCTGCCGAAGCGGGTGGACTGGGACCAGGACCGGCTCGGCGAGATCGTCGACCGCATTCGCCGCTCGGGCGACGACCCCGCCCAGTATGTCGACATCGCCATCAAGGTGCCGGAGCGCAAGTACGCATCTTGGCCCGAGAACATCCGGTCGGTGTTCGAGCCCGCGCGGACCGTGCGCACCGGCGCGCTGAAGGTGGAGCTTCTGCCGCAGGGAGGCGCGGCATGAGCCTCCGGATCGTCACCGCCGACGAGCGGCTGCGCGAGGCGCAGGGCAAGACCACCATGGCGCTGTTCGGCCCGAGCGGCGCCGGCAAGACCACGCTCCTGAAGACGCTGCCGGCCGAGGAGACCGTCTGCCTCGATCTCGAGGCGGGGCTCAAATCGGTGCAGGATTGGCGCGGCGACAGCCTGCCGATCCGCCGCTTCGCCGACGCCGTGGACATCGCCTGCCTGATCGGCGGGGCGAACCCGGCGGCCCAGCCCGACGAGCATTTCTCGGAAGCGCACCACGCTCATCTGCGCGGGCTTCATCCGGAACTCGCTGCACGCCTCGACGCCAAGCGCATCGTCTTCGTCGACAGCATCACCGACCTCACCCGGCAGGCGATGGCCTGGGCCAAGACCCGGCCGGAGGCGATGTCGGAGCGGACAGGCAAGCCGGACACGCGCGGCGCCTACGGGCTCCTCGCCCGCGAGGTGATCGGGCTTCTCAAGCACCTCCAGCATGCGCCCGGCCGCACGGTGATCTTCGTCGGCATCCTCGAGCGGATCACCGACGAGATGAACCGGACGATCTGGCAGCCGCAAATGGAGGGCGGCAAGGCCGCGCGCGAGCTGCCCGGCATCGTCGACCAGGTGATGACCCTCGGCCTCTTCAGCCCCGAGACCGGCCCCGATGGCGCGACCGCCTGGCGGCACGACCCCGAGAAGGGCGAGACGCGCCGCCTCGTCTGCCGCTCCGGCAATCCCTGGGGCCTGCCCGCGAAGGACCGCTCCGGGCGCCTCGACCTGACCGAGCCGGCCGATCTCGGCGCGCTCCTCTCCAAGATCAACCACGCACCGAAAGGATGAACGAGATGACCTTCGACATGAACGACGTGGCGCCGCAGCAGTCCGGCGACCTGATCCCCGACGGCACCTTCGCCAAGGTGACCATGTCCATCCGCAAGGGCGGCACGGACGAGGCGAGCGAGGCGGATCGCGGGCTGCTGAAGCCCTCGAACCAGCCCGGCAGCGACGTGCTGATGCTCGACGCCGAGTTCACCGTGGCCGAGGGCCCGCATGCGCGGCGCAAGTTCTGGCAGAACTTCACCGTGCAGGGCGGCAAGCTCGACGAGCAGGGCCAGTCGATCGGCTGGAAGATCTCGAAGTCGACCTTCCGCGCAATGATCGACAGCGCGCTCGGCCTGAGCCCGGAGGACATGAGCGAAGAGGCCAAGGCGAAGCGCGTGCTGCGCGGGCTCGCCGATCTCGACGGGATCACCTTCGTCGCGAAGATCCAGATCGAGCCGAACCGCAACCCCGCCTACAAGGACGCCAACAAGCTCGACCATGTCGTGCTGCCCACCGCGCCCGAGTGGCAGAAGGTGATGGCCGGCGAGACGGTGCCGGCGCAGCCGTCGAACAAGCCCCGTCCCGCCGCTGCGCCCGCACAGCCCGCAACCCCCGCCTGGGGCCAGGCGCAGCCCGCCGCGGCGCCGGCCGCGCCCGCCTGGTCGTCGCCGGCCGCCCAGACCGCCGCCCAATCTGCGTCTGAACCCGCCGCGCCGAAGGCCACGGGCGGCCCAGCCTGGCTCAACCCGTGAGCCCGGACGAATGGCAGGCGCATGTCACCACGGAAGCGGCCCTTGCGATGGGGCGCTGGCTCGAGTCGCGGGGGCGGCTCGACCGCCCCATCGCCAGCCTCACCCGGCGCGACCTGGAATGCATGGCCTCCAACGCCATCAGCCGCTTCATCGTGCTGGCCTCCGAGCGCCGAACCGCCGCGCCGGACGCGGAGGAGCGAAGCGTGCTCGACCTGCTCCTGATGGGGTGAGCGGCGTCTCGGGAAGGGTGAGGCGGAGCGGGAAAGGCGCCAGTGGCGCGTTTACCCGCCGAACGGGGAGCGTTCCAGCCGCGAACGGGCGGAGCCCTCTATCCCGCGCCGAACTCGGCCGCCGCGTGCCCTGCGCGCTCTGCGGCCGGGAGGCCCGGGGCTTCGGCTACTGCCACGGCCTGCGCTGGGATCGCCATCCCCATCACCGCTTCTGCTCGATGGCCTGCCTCACGGCGGGCTCGGCCAACGCCAAGAGGAACCACGGCATGATCGACAAGACCGACATGGAAACCCGCGCGATCCGCGACGCGCGCCGCGAGTTGGCCGAGGCGCTGACCGAGATGGGGCTGATGACGCCCTTCTTCGACCGGCCTGCCGAGGACATCGACCGCCTGATCGAGGCCTGCGTCGACGGATTTCAGGCGTCCATGCAGCGCCAGTCCGACGCCGGCGATGTGCCGTTTTGAGGGGGGGCGGATGCTGGTCGATCTCAACCACCGCTCGGGCTTCGTCTATGGCCGCGCCAAGGACGCGCCCCCGCCGCTCGGCGCCCGGATCAACACGCTGCTCGACGACGCCCTCGTGGCCGAGCGCGCTGGCCAGAGGCCCCGCGACTATCTCGGGGCCAGCCGGATCGGAGAGCCCTGCGCGCGCCGTCTCGTCTACGAGGTGACCCACACCCCGCCCGATCCCGGCAAGGAGCTCGAGGGGCGGAGCCTGCGCATCTTCGCCGCCGGCCATATCTTCGAGGATCTCTCCATCCGCTGGCTGCGGCTGGCCGGGTTCGACCTGCGGACCCAGACCCGCGACGGCGGGCAGTTCGGCTTCGAGACCGCGGGCGGCCGGATCCGCGGCCATGTCGACGGCGTCATCGTCGCCGGCCCGGAGGTGGGCCTCACCTGGCCGGTGCTCTGGGAGCACAAGGCGCTGAAGGCGTCCTCATGGTCGGACACGGCGAAGAAGGGCGTGCGGCTCTCCAAGCCCGTCTATTTCGGGCAGATGCAGATCTACATGGCCTATATGGGCCTCGGGTCGGCGCTCTTCACCGCGCTGAACAAGGACAGCTGCGAACTCTACCACGAGCACGTTCCCTTCGATCCGGCGACCGCGCAGGAACTCTCCGACAGGGCGGTCGCGGTGCTGCGCGCCGTGGATGCGGGCGAGCTGCTGCCGCGGATCGCCACGAGCCCCGACTTCTACCTCTGCCGGTTCTGCCCGTTCTCGGCACGCTGCTGGGGTGAGCCGCGTCCCGGAAACGCTCCTGTGGAGCGTTTCAGCGGCGAACGGCCGGAGGCCACAGCATGACCGTCACACTTTCCGAGATGCAGAGCCGCGCAATCGCGGCTATCCGCGACTGGTACGAGACCCGCCGCCACGAGCAGCAGGTGTTCCGGGTGTTCGGCTATGCCGGGACCGGCAAGACCACGACCACCGCGCAGGCGATCGAGGCGCTGGGGCTGGCGCCGATGACCCCCGGCGCCCCGGGCGGCGTGCTCTTCGGCGCCTTCACGGGCAAGGCCGCGCTCGTCATGACGCGCAAGGGCACGCCCGCGCAGACCATCCACAGCCTGATCTACCGCGTCTCCGAGGCGACGCCGGAAGAGATCGAGCGGGTGACCGAGGACCTGGCGACACTCCGGCGCGAGCTGCCGCGCATGGGGCCGGCCGAGCGCGATTTCGCCATGACGCGGATCGCACAGCTGGAGATGCGGCTCGAGGACATCCACCAGCCGAAGTTCCTGATCAACGAGCAGTCCATCCTGCGCGACGCGGACCTGCTGGTCCTCGACGAGGTGTCGATGGTGGGCGAGGACCTGGGGCGCGACCTTCTCGCTTTCGGCAAGCCGATCCTGGTGCTTGGCGATCCGGGGCAGTTGCCACCGGTGAAGGGCGCCGGCTTCTTCACCGAGGCCGCGCCCGACGTGATGCTGACCGAGGTGCACCGGCAGGCCGAGGACAGCGCCATTCTGCGGCTCGCGACGCTGGCGCGGCAGGGCGCGCCGATCCCGATGGGCGCGCATGACGACCATGTCTGGAAGATGTCGCGCCACGAGGTGGGCCCGGCGCAGATGCTGCGCGGGGGCCAGGTGCTCTGCGGCACCAACGCGACACGGCGCTGGTTGAACACCGCCATGAAGCGCGCCGCCGGGTTCGAGGCCGACTATCCGACAGGCCACGGCGAGAAGATCATCTGCCTTAAGAACCGCCACGATCTCGGCCTGATCAACGGCATGTTCCTGACGCTGAGTGATGTGCGCCAGGACCCCGACGACGCCTTCGCCTTCAGCGCCATGGTCGAGACCGAGGACGGCGAGAGCATCGCCGGGCGGCAGAGCTTTTGGCGCGGCGAGTACGCCGATCACATCGCCTACGACCCCGAGCGCGGGCGCCGCGAATGGCAGATCAAGCGCGGCCTCATCGAGAGCAGCTGGGGCTACGCCATCACCTGCCACAAGGCGCAGGGCAGCCAATTTCCCACGGTCGTCGTCGTGGATGACGGCTTCGGCCGCACGGCCGCCGATCGCAACAGGTGGCTCTACACCGCCATCACCCGCGCGGAATGGGGGCTCGTGATCCTGTCATGACCACATCGTCGAAGAAGGAGAATTCCATGCAGGGTCGATCCCGAGATCCGCGCACGGCAGAGGAAAAGGATGCAGAACGCCAAGCATTCGCCGCAGCGGCCCGAACGAGCGTCGAGGAGGTTCGAGCGCTCGAGGAAGCGCTCCGAGAGGTGCCGATCGAGCATATCCTGGAGGAACTCTTCGGGCCGGACCACGGCGCCTTCTACGATGGGGGCGAGGATCTGTGGATCGTTCCGAACCCAAAGCACCAGGGACCGGGTTTCGGATTCATCGCCATTCGCAGCGACCGAAGCTGGTTCGCCGGCGTGGTGGGATCGGAGGCGGTCCAGTGAGCGCCACGGTCATCGATCTCAACGACGTGCTGCCGTGGCGTTCACAGCCGGAACGCTACGATCTGGATATGATCGTGCAGCGGTTGCGCGACACGGCGGAGGACTGGGTGCCGCGGCTGTTCCCGCGGGGACGCCGCTCCGGCGACGAGTGGCGGCTGGCCAACATTCGGGGTGACGCGCCCCGGAACACCGGCTCCTGCGTCATCGCGTTGCGCGGGCCGAATGCCGGTGACTGGATCGACTTCGACGGCAACGAAGGCGGTGGGCCGCTGTCGGCGCTGGAGGCGATCACGAGCCTCTCGGGACAGCCGCTGATCGTCGAGGCTGCAGAGATGGCAGGGATTGTGGCCGGCGCTCCCAGACGCGAGGCGGCACCGCCCCGCCCGCCGAAGCGCGATGCCACCCGAGAGATCGCGCACATCCTGTCCTCGGCGCAGCCGCTCGCGGGCACGCCGGCTGCGGACTACCTCGCGGGCCGCGGCCTCGCTGTCCCCGCCGAGGCCGATCTGCTCTTCCATCCCGACCTCGCGCACTACGAGACGAAGGCGGGCTATCCGGCCCTCGTGGGCCAGGTGCGTGACCGGAACGGCGATGTCATCGGGCTGCATCGGACATGGCTCGCGACGGACACCAACGGCAGCATCCGCAAGGCCCCGCTCGACAAGGCAAAGAAGATGCTCGGCCGCGTGGCCGGCGGCGCGGTGCGGCTCGCGCCCATCGGCGACGGCGACAGGCTGGCGCTGTCGGAGGGGATCGAGACCGGCCTCGCGGCCATGACCGCCTGTCCCGATCTGCCGGTCTGGGCCACGCTCTCGACCTCCGGCCTCGAACAGGTCGAGCTGCCGCCGGCCGCCACGCGCATCGTGATCCTCGCCGACAACGACGCCTCTGGCGCCGGCCTTCGCGCCGCGGATGCCGCTGCGCGACGGCTGCGCGCGCAGGGGCGCGACGTCGCCATCGCCGTGCCGCCCGAGGAAGGTCAGGACTTCAACGATCTGCTGCTGAGAGACGGCCCCGTGGCCGTGGCGCGCCTGATCGCAGCCGCGGAGTCGGTCGTCGAGGCCGAGACGGTGATGCAGATCGGGCAGCACCGGCCGCTCAACTATCAGGGCTCGGGCGACACGGTCCCGACGCTGCGCGCCGACGAGGGCGATCTGGCGCGCGCGAACGAGCAGGTCTGGAGCCTGCTCATGGCCTCGAACCGCTGCCCCTGGCTCTTCCGCCTCGCAGGCCAGCCCACATGGGTCGTCCCCGACGACGAGGGCCGGCCCGTCGCCACCGCGATGGGCGAGGAGAAGCTCCGCCACATGCTTGCGCGGCTTGCCCGCTGGGTGCGCGTGAACGCCAAGGGCGAGCCGATCCCGGCGCCGCCGCCTTTGCCGGTTGTCAAGTCGGTCCTCGCCACGCCCGATCCCGCGCTGCCCGTGCTGACCGGCATCGTGAACACGCCGGTCTTCGGGCGGAATGGCACGCTGCTCACAACGCCCGGCTATCACCCCGACGCGCGTCTGCTCTACGTCCCGGCGCCGGGCTTCGCCGTGCCGGACATTCCCGCCAGGCCCACATCGGCCGAGATCGCCGCGGCGCGCACGCTGATCTGCGAGGATCTGCTCGGTGACTTCCCCTTCACCGGCGATGCCGAGCGCTCCCATGTCGTGGCGCTCCTGCTGCTGGGCTTCCTGCGCGGCATGATCGACGGGCCGACGCCGCTGCACCTGATCGAGAAGCCGGCGCCCGGCACCGGGGCCACGCTGATGGTCGATGCGATCACCGGCATCCTGACCGGTGCGGGCGCCAGCGTCATGACCGAGGGGCGCGACGACGAGGAATGGCGCAAGCGCGTGACCGCGAAGCTCCGCCAGATCCCCGCCATCGTGCTGATCGACAACCTCCGCGCCACGCTCGACAGCTCGGCCCTCGCCGCCGCGCTCACCGCGCCCTTCTGGGAGGACCGCATCCTCGGCCATTCCGAGATGGCGCGGCTGCCGATCCGCTGCCTCTGGATCGCCACCGGCAACAACCCGGAGTTCTCCAACGAGATGGCCCGGCGCCTGGTGCGCATCCGGCTCGATCCGCATACCGACCGCCCCTGGCAGCGCTCTGACTTCCGCCACCCCGACCTGATGAGCTGGGTGCGCGCCAACCGGGCCCGGCTGGTCGCGGCCTGTCTGACGCTCTGCCAGGCATGGATCGCCGCCGGCCGGCCGCGCGGCGGGCGCAGCATCGGCTCCTTCGAGAACTGGGCGCACGTGCTCGGCGGCGTGCTCGAGGTGGCGGGTATTCCCGGTTTCCTCGGCAATCTCGAGGAGATGATGGAGTCCTCCGACAGCGAGGGCGCCGCCTGGAACGCCTTCATCGGCGCCTGGTGGGACAGGTTCGGCACCGCCGAGGTGACGGCCGCCGAAGTCTACGACATCGCGCTCTTCTGCGATCCGCCGCCGCCGATGAGCGGCGCCAACGAGCAGGCGCGCAAGACCAGCTTCGGGATGTCGATCGGACGCATGCGGGACCGGGTGTTCCGCCTCGGCGATCTCCGCGTCCGGCTGGTGAAGGCCGGCACCTACCGGCGCGCCACGAAGTGGCAGCTGAAGGTGACCGAGGAGGAACGACCCTCGGAAGCGGCCCGTCGCACCGCCGATCCGTGTGAGCCTCGGGCCGGTCGTGTGAGCCTCGAAAACGAAGGCTCACACGCGCAAGGCCCTGATACCAAACCGAAATGTGAACCTTGTGAGCCTTGTGAACCTTTTTCCACCCTTACGCGTGCGTGCACGCGCGTGCGCACGTAAGGAGATGCCGGAAAAGGTTCACAACCCTCACAAGGCTCACAAAGCGACGTCATTTCAACAGGTTGCGGGTGTGAGCCTCCGTGTGAGCCTTCCGAGGCAGGTTCACAGGCCTCACCGCGCCCCGATTGGCTGCGGGAGCTCGACCGATGAGCCCCGCGCGCCGCCCCCATCCCTCCATCGAGCAGCAGACAGGAAAGGAGCCCCCGATGGCCCATGCATCTCTCACCCCCTCGACCGCGATCGCGCCTGCCGGCGGCACGCCGGTCCTTCTCGCCCTCGACCTCGGCACGACCACCGGCTGGGCCCTCCGCGCCGCGGACGGGCTGATCACCAGCGGCACGGTCTCGTTCCGGCCGAGCCGCTACGACGGCGGCGGCATGCGCTATGTCCGCTGCCGCGCCTGGCTGGAGCGGCTGGCCGCGGATGCCGGACCCATCGGCGCGATCCACTTCGAGTAGGTGCGCCGGCATGTCGGGACGGACGCGGCCCATGTCTTCGGCGGCCTGCTCGCCACCCTGACCGCATGGGCCGAGACGGCGGACGTCCCCTACCAGGGCGTGCCCGTAGGAACGATCAAGCGCCACGCTACCGGCAAGGGCAACGCACCGAAGGAGGCGATGATCGCGGCGGCCCGCGCCCGGGGCTTCAGCCCCGCGGATGACAACGAGGCTGACGCCATCGCCATCCTGTTCTGGGCGATCGAGACGGCGGGAGGCGTGGCATGAGCAGGATGCGCTACACGCCCAAGGGCTATGGCGGGCGCCGCCGCGACCCGGAGCAGGTCAAGCGCGAGGGCTGGCACGAGCAGCGCATGCTGGCGGTCTCGCTGGACGACCAGCGGCTCACCTGGCCGGAGCGCGAGTTGGTCCGTCAACTCGGGGACAAGCTCTACGGCAAGCCGCCCACGGTCCGGGAGGTGCGCCATGACTGACTGGACCACCGCGCAGGTGCAGGATCGCCTGGAACTCGCCGCCGACGTCTTCGCGCAGCTGCCTGCGGTGAAGCCGCAAGGCTACTTCAACGCCTGGCCCGAGTACTTCCACAGCTTTGCCGATCAGGTCGGCCAGGAGCCGCAGATGCGCCGGCCGCGGCCGAGCCCGCGCCAGATCACCGAGGCCGAGGAGGCGATGCTGTGGCTGCGCTGGCTCGAGAACGACGACGCGCAGATCGTGTGGCTCCGGGCGAACCGGAAACCCTGGAAGCCGATCTGCTGGCAGTTCGGGCTGTCGCGCACCGCGGCGACGAAGCGCTGGCAATACGGCATCGCCATCATCGTCTGGCGTCTGAACGGTCGCGTTCCGTCCCGGCGGCGCTCGCAGCAGTTCGTCATTGAAAACGCGGATCGGCTGTCAAGAAAAATCATCCTTTGAGACAATTTTCCGGTGTACATCGCAGCGCCTTACAGGATCGGCGAATAGAGCTACAAAGACGGCATATTCGGGAGAGGAGCGCGCGGGCGAGACCGCAGCCGCTGGCTTCCGGGGTCCACCGAGGGGTCCAGCCGGGGTCCATGCCGCCAACCCATTAAATTCAATGGTTCCTTCCTGGCGACTATGTATGCTGGCGGACTTGGCTCGGCATTTCGCCAGCGACAGGGCCGGATTTTTGGGAAGCCACCGGACTCCAGCGTCCAGCCGCGACGCCACGAAACCCTCGTGAATTCAAACACCTGACCGACCGCGCGGGGTGGACACCCCGCGGATACCGGAGTCCAGCTGGAGGCCGGTGGACCCCGCCGCGCCGGAGTCCACCCGGCGGATGCCGATCGACCATCGACAGGAACCTTCATGACCCTCGCCTTCGCCCCCGAGCGGATCGAGATGTGGCCGCTTGCGCGCCTTCAGCCCTACGCGAAAAACGCGAAGGTGCATGGCGCCGACCAGGTCGCAAAGATCGCCGCCAGCATGGCGGAGTTCGGCTGGACCGTGCCGTGCCTCGTCGGTGACGACGGGGAGCTGATCGCAGGCCATGGGCGCGTGCTGGCCGCGACGCAGCTCGGGCTGACCGAGGCGCCGGTGATCGTGCTCGGGCATCTGACCGAGGCGCAGCGGCGGGCCTACCGCATCGCGGACAACAAGCTAACGGAGCTCGGCAGCTGGGACGAGGCGCTCCTGTCGGCCGAGTTGCAGGACCTGCTGGCCGACGATTACGACCTGTCGCTGGTCGGCTTCTCGGATGGCGAGCTGGACAAGCTGCTGGCTTTCGATCCGGACGGGGGCGGTGAAGAAGAAAATGACGGCGGGGGCTCCGTGCCTCCGGTGACCATCCCGGAGCCGCCGCGCAACCCGGCGTCGCGCACGGGCGATCTGTGGATCCTCGGCGATCACCGGCTGCTCTGCGGCGACTCGACCTCGCACGACGACGTGCGCCGGCTGATGAACGGCGAGCGCGCGGTGCTGTTCGCGACCGACCCGCCGTATCTCGTCGACTACGACGGCTCGAACCACCCGACGCGGAACAAGGACTGGTCGCAGTCCTACGGCGTCACCTGGGACGACAGCTCGCAGGGCGCCGAGCTCTACGACGGATTCATCGCCGCGGCTGTGGCCGAGGCCATCACCGAGGATGCGGCCTGGTACTGCTGGCACGCCTCGCGCCGCCAGGCGATGCTGGAAGCCTGCTGGGAGAAGGCCGGCGCCTTCGTCCATCAGCAGATCATATGGGTGAAGGACCGCGGTGTCCTGACCCGGTCGCACTACCTGTGGAAGCACGAGCCCTGCTTCATGGGCTGGCGCCGTCCGAACCGTCCGCCGAAGGTCGCCGAGCAGACGCTGCCCTCGACCTGGGAGATGCCGTCCTTCGCGAAGGACGAGCGGCCCAACCATCCGACGCCGAAACCGCTCGACGCCTTCGGGATCCCGATGCGCCAGCATGTGGCGCGAGGCGGCCTCTGCTACGAGCCATTCTCGGGCTCGGGCTCGCAGATCATGGCGGGCGAGGCCAACGGCCGGCGGGTATTCGCGATGGAAATCAGCCCGGCCTATGTCGACGTCGCCATCGAGCGCTGGCAGGCCGATACTGGCCGCGACGCGACCCTCGACGGCGATGGCCGGACCTTTGCCGAGGTGAAGGCTGAGCGGCTGGGCGAGACCCCGGCCGCGGCCGAGGGGGCCCACGCGGCCTGACGACGTGGATGGCGTGGCTCTACCTTCCTCCGGCCTGCCTGCCGGAGCCGGCGACGCGTGCCTCTTCGGCCTCTCGCTCTGCTCCGGCGCCGGCGGGCTCGACCTCGGACTGCACCTCGCGTGCCCCGGATATCGCGCTGTGGGTCATGTCGAGCGGGACGCCTACGCCGCGGCCATTCTCGTGGCGCGGATGGAAGACGCGGCCCTGGATCCGGCGCCTGTCTGGGACGACGTCGCCACCTTCGACGGCCGCCCGTGGTGCGGCGCGGTGGACATCGTCACTGCGGGCTATCCGTGCCAGCCGTTCTCCGTCGCGGGCAAGCGCCGGGGCGTGGACGACCCGCGCCACCTCTGGCCGCATGTCGCCCGGATCGTCGGCGAGTGCGAACCGCCCTTCGTCTTTCTCGAGAACGTCGCCCATCATCTCCGCCTCGGCTTCCCCGAAGTCGCCGGAGGGCTGGTCGGCATGGGCTACCGCCTTGCGGCAGGCCTCTTCACGGCGGCGGAAGTCGGTGCGCCGCATCGGCGCGAGCGGCTCTTCATCCTCGCCCACCGCGAGCGCGACCACTTGGCCGACCCCGCGCGCCTGCTCTGGGACGCGGTCGAGCGGGGGGAACCGGACCGAGATGATGCGGCTCTGGATGACGCCGACGGCGCGGGATCACAAGGACGGGGCGACGAGCCTCGCGAACACGCCGGTGAACGGGCTGCTTGGCCGCCAGGTCCTGGTGACGCCGATGGCTGGCGCGCGTTCCTGCGACACGCCCCGCACCTTGAACCCAGCCTTCGTCGAGGCGCTGATGGGCTGGCCCACCGGGTGGACCGGCTTCGGCTCTGTGGCAACGGAGTGGTCCCGCTGGTCGCGGCGCATGCGCTCCGAACTCTCGCAGCTGAATTGCTGGCCGATGGATGAGGGGGTGGCATGAAGCAGAGCCGGGCCATGTCGCTGGTAGAGGCCGTCGCCAACGTGGCGGTCGGCTACGGGGTCGCCGTCGTGACGCAGATCCTGATCTTCCCGGTCTTCGGGCTGCACACGACGTTGGTGCAGAACCTGAAGATGGGCGCGGTGTTCACGGTGGTGAGCATCGCGCGCTCCTTCGCCCTGCGGCGGCTGTTCGAGGCGATCCGGGTGCGCGGGGCAAGATGAGACACCGCCGCCCCATGCGGGACGGCGGTATCGGGACCGTCGCGGTGTCCGGCGTCAGTCGCGCGGCAAGCTGTATACTCGTCCGCGCCCCTCGACCTTCTCCGAGGTGACTTCGAGGCCGAGCTTCTTCTTGAGCGCACCGGAGAAGGCGCCGCGGACCGTGTGCGGCTGCCAGCCCGTTGCGGCGACGATCTCCTCGATGGTCGCGCCGCCTTCGGTGCGGAGCATCTCGATCAGTTTCGCCTGCTTCGTGCCCGTGCGCGGTGTGCGCGCCTTGGGCGCGGGAGCGGCCTCGGCGGGCGCGTCCTGCGAGGCCTCCGCGCTCGGCGCCTCGTCCGCGCCCGAGGGCGCGGGGTTCGCGACTTCGGGCGCGACACCGAGGACCGCGAGGCCGGCGTCGGTGATGTGCAGGAGGATGGCGCGGCCGTCCTCGTCGTTGCGCCAGATGCGGTTGAGCGCGGCATCTGCCTTGGTCTGGCTATCGGTCGCCGTCTCTGCGATCAGCCCGCGTTTCAGCAGCGCACCGACCACCTTGGCGGCGGCGCCGCCGCGGAGCGAGCCGGGAAGCGGCAGGACGTTGCGGTCCTCGAGCTGCGCGGCGGCGCTGAGGATGATCGCTTGCGTGTCGGAAAGCTTGGTCATGGGATCGTCTCCGTATTCGGGCCCGCGACATGCGGCGCCTTCTACGACCCCGAGCCGCGCGGGGTGCGCGGCGAGAGTTCCGGCTGGGCCGGAAGTCATTCGGCGTGTTCGCCCTCACCGAAGGCGCTGTCGGTGATGCGCTTCAGGAGGCTCACGTAGTGTTCGAGCGTGCCGACATGGCTCCAGTTCACCTCGTCGGGGTGGGTGTTGAAGTGGTTGTCGCTGAGCGCCTGCAGGCGGGCGAGCATCTCGTCGATCTCGGCTTTCTTGCCGATGAAGGCGGCCAGCGCGGCTTCCCGGTTGCGCCGGGCCTTCTCGGCGCGGAGTTCGTGGCGGGGGGTGGTGATCGGGTTCAGGCGGGTCGTCATCGTGGTGGCTCCGGGTGAGTTGCATCGTCCTTGTGATCGGACGTTCGCTCCACGCGCACGGCTTATCAACTCGATAAGCACCTGACTTTGAATGATAATCGGGGCTAGAGATGCAGGGCATGAGCGAGCGCCAGTACGCCGCCCATGTCGGGCTGTCGCGGGGCGCGATCCAGAAGGCGAAGGCCGCCGGCCGGCTCGTCCTGCACGAGGATGGCAGCATCGACGCCGCGGCGTCCGACCGGCTGCGGGCGGAAGCGACCGACCCGTCGAAGACCAGGAAGCCGACGTCGCCGAAGCTGAAGCCGGTACCCGAGGCGGCGGTCTCGGCGGTTGGCGACACGCTGCGGGAACAGGGCATGGCCGCGCCGGTCACCGGCGGCGGCACGACGTTCCTGCAGGCGAAAACGGCGCATGAGGTGCTGAAGGCGCAGGAGCGGCGCATCCGGCTCGCCAAGCTGAAGGGCGAGCTCGTTGACCGCGACCGCGCAATCTCGCTGGTCTTCCGGCTCGCGCGCGAGGAACGCGACGCGTGGGTGAACTGGCCGGCGCGGGTGGCTGCGCTGATGGCGGCGGAGTTGACGGCCTCAAGCAGCGAAGCGGTAGGCCACGAGGTGACCATCGAGACGGCGGCCATGCAGAAGGTTCTGGAGGCCCATGTCCGCGCCCATCTCGAGGAACTCGCCCAGCCCCGGATCGCTCTCTGAGGACACCGCCTCAAGCAGCGACGCGGTAGGCGAGACCATCACTGCGTTCGACGGTGCCGAGGCGCTGCTCCGGGCCTGGGGCCGCGGCCTCACGCCCGATCCCTGGCTGACGGTCTCGGAATGGTCGGACACCCATCGCTGGCTGAGCTCGCGCGCGAGCGCCGAGCCCGGCCGCTATCGGACTGAGCGCACGCCCTACATGCGCGCGATCATGGATGCGCTCTCGCCCGGCGATCCGACCCAGCGAGTGGTGTTCATGAAGGCCGCGCAGGTCGGCGCGACGGAGGCGGGCAACAACTGGATCGGCTTCGTGATCCACCACGCGCCGGGGCCGATGCTCGCCGTCCAGCCGACTGTGGAACTCGCCAAGCGGAACTCGCGCCAGCGGATCGACCCGCTGATCGAGGAGAGCCCGGCGCTGAAGGAGCGTGTCCGCCCGGCGCGGGCGCGCGACAGCGGCAACACGCAGCTGTCGAAGGATTTCCCGGGTGGCGTTCTCGTGATGACCGGCGCGAACTCGGCGGTGGGGCTGCGCTCGATGCCGGCGCGCTATGTCTTCCTCGACGAGGTCGACGCCTATCCGGCCTCGGCCGACGAGGAAGGCGACCCCGTGGGGCTGGCCGAGGCGCGGTCGCTGACCTTCGCGCACCGGCGCAAGGTGTTCCTGGTCTCGACGCCCACGATCCGCGGCGTCAGCCGGATCGAGCGGGAATACGAGGCGAGCGACCAGCGGCGTTTCTTCGTGCCGTGCCCGTATTGCGGCGCGATGCAGTGGCTGCGGTTCGAGCGGCTGCGCTGGGAGAAGGGCAAACCGGAGACGGCGGCGCATCACTGCGATGCCTGCGACGCGCGGATCGAGGAGCACCACAAGCCGGCGATGCTGGCCGCGGGCGAATGGCGGGCCACCGCCGAGGCGCGCGATGCGCGGACGGTGGGGTTTCATCTCTCGGCGCTCTATTCGCCGCCGGGGTGGAAGAGCTGGGCCGACATCGCGCGCGACAAGGAGACGGCGGCGGGGTCAGACGAAGCGGAACGCGTATTCCGCAACACCGTGCTCGGCGAGACCTGGATCGAGACCGGCGACGCGCCGGACTGGCAGCGCATCGCCGAGCGGCGGGAGGACTGGCCGGCGGGGACCGTTCCCGCAGGGGGGCTGTTCCTGACCGCCGGCGCCGACGTGCAGAAGGACCGGATCGAGATCGATGTCTGGGCCTGGGGCCGTGGTCTGGAGAGCTGGCTCGTCGATCACGTCGTGATCGAGGGCGGGCCGGCGCAACCCGAGGCATGGGAGGCGCTGACCGATCTGCTCGGTCGCAGCTGGCGGCATGCCGGAGATGCGGAGCTGGGGCCTGCCCGGCTCGCCATTGACACCGGCTACGAGACGGCGGCGGTCTATGGCTGGGCGCGGTCGGTCGGCTTCGCGCAAGTGGCGCCTGTGAAAGGACTCGAGGGTTTCAACCGTTCAAGCCCGGTCTCTGGGCCGACCTTCGTGGACGCGACCGCGGGCGGCAAGCGCCTGCGGCGCGGCGCCCGGCTCTGGACCGTGGCCACCTCGACCTTCAAGGCCGAGAGCTACCGCTTCCTGCGGCTGTCGAGGCCGACGTCAGAAGAACTGGAGGCCGGGGCGGCGTTCCCGCCCGGCACGGTGCATCTGCCCGGCTGGGCCGACACCGAGTGGATCCGGCAGCTGACGGCCGAGCAGCTGGTGACGGTGCGCAACCGGCGCGGCTTCGCAAAGCTCGAATGGCAGAAGCTCCGCGAGCGCAACGAGGCGCTGGACTGCCGGGTCTATGCCCGCGCCGCCGCCTGGATCGCCGGCGCGGATCGCTGGCCCGAAGCGACATGGGCCGATCTGGAAGCACAGCTCGGAGTGCCGAGCGGAATGGACAGCCCAGGCGGCCTGATCGGGCGGCCCGACGCGGGCCCGCAAGGCAAGCGCCGCTCCGACTGGCTCGGGCGGCGGGAAGGATGGTTCTGATGGCGGACTGGACAGAAGCGGAGCTCGCGGCGCTCCGGCGCGCCTATGCGAGCGGGACGACGCGGGTGAGCTATGACGGCAACACCGTCGATTACGGCTCGGCCGAGGACCTGCTCGGGCGCATCCGCACCATCGAGCGCCAGATCTCTGGCGCCACGGCGCGGCCCATCGCGGGCTTCGCCGGCTTCTCGCGCGGGGATCGTCGATGGTCTCGTGGCTCGACAGGGCCATCGCCTCGGTCGCGCCGCGCACGGCCACGCGCCGCGTGCTGGCGCGGCAGGCCTTCGAGGGGCTCGCGCGCTCCTACGAGGGTGCGGCGCGGGGACGGCGCACGGATGGCTGGCACGCGCCGGGATCCTCGGCCGATGCCGAGATCGGCCGGGCCGGCGCGCTACTGCGCGACCGGATGCGAGACCTGGTCCGGAACAACCCGCACGCGGCCAAGGCGGTCTCGGTGCTGGTGAACAACATCGTCGGTGCCGGGATCATGAAGCGCGCCGCAAGCGGCGACGCCGCGCTCGACCGCGAGGTGGACCGGCTCTTCGAGATCTGGGCGCGGGGCTGCGACGCGGACGGGCAGTTCGACTTCTACGGGCTGCAGACGCTCGCCTGCCGCGAGATGGTGGAGGCCGGCGAGGTGCTGGTCCGCCGCCGCCCACGGCGCTCCGGCGATGGCGTCATGCCGCCGGTCCAGCTGCAACTGCTCGAGGCGGACTTTCTCGACGCGACCCGCAACGGCGCGCTCGGCGCCGGCCAGGCGGTGCAGGGCATCGAGTTCGACGCGCTCGGGCGGCGCCGGGCCTACTGGCTCTTCGGCGCGCATCCGGGCGACGCGACGCTCAGCCTGACGGGCGGGATCACCAGCCGTGCGGTGCCGGCCAGCGAGATCGCCCATGTCTACGAGAAACAGCGCACGCAGGCGCGCGGCGTGCCCTGGGGCGCGCCGGTGATCCGGGCCCTGCGCGATCTCGACGACTACGAGGTGGCGGAGATCGTCCGCAAAAAGACGGAGGCCTGCGTCACCGCCATCGTCTTCGGCGACGAGGAAGCCCAGCAGGGCATCGCGCCGGCGGTGGTCGACGCCGACGGCAACCGGGTGGAGCAATTCGAGCCCGGCCTCATCGCCTATGCCCGCGGCGGCAAGGACATCCGGTTCAACCAGCCCGCCGCGACGGGCGGCTATGGCGAGTACAAGCGGGCGAGCCTTCACACGATCTCGGCCGGCTTCCGGGTGCCCTACGAGCTGCTGACCGGGGATCTCAGCCAGGTGAACTACTCCTCGATCCGCGCGGGGCTCGTGGAGTTCCGCCGGAGTGAGGCATGCGCCGCCACCGGTCCGAGGCGCGCGCCGAACCGACGCCGTCCAGTGGCAGCTCTTCATCCCGATGTTCTGCGCGCCCGTCTGGCGCTGGTTCACCGAGGCTGCGTGGGCGGCCGGGCGCATCCCCACGCCGGAGGTGCCGGTCGAATGGTCGCCGCCGAAGTTCGAGGCGGTCGACCCACAGAAAGATGCGATGGCGGACCTGCTCGCCATCCGCTCCGGCACGATGACGCTCGCCGAGGCCATCGCCCGGCAGGGTCGCAACCCCGATGCGGTGCTGGCCGAGATCGCCGCCACGAACGCCAAGCTCGACGAACTCGGCCTCGTGCTCGACAGCGACCCGCGCCGGGTCACCAAGACCGGCAGCGCGCAAGCCAATGCGCCGGCCGACGCCGCGACCGATCCGGACGATCCGGAAGCGGACTGAGAAGGATCCATCTATGGAGCAGACGATCGAACTGCCGGCGTTCCGCCGGTCGGCGGAGCTGCGGCCTGCCAGCATCGACCCTGAGACCCGCAGCGTCGAGGTGATCTGGTCGACCGGCGCCCGGGTGCGGCGTGCCGCGCTCTTCGGCGAGCCGCATGACGAGGAGCTGAGCATGGCGCCCGAGCATGTGCGGCTCGAGCGGCTGAACGCGGGCGCGCCCTTCCTGAAGGTGCACGAGGCGCACGATCTCGACGCGGTGATCGGCTCGGTCGTGCCGGGTTCAGCGCGGATCGAGAACGGACAGGGCGTCGCCCGCGTCCGGCTCTCCGAGCGCGACGCCGTCGGCGACATCTGGCTCGACATCGAGGCCGGGCATATCCGCGCGGTCTCCATCGGCTACCAGGTCCACCGCTTCGAAATCTCGAAGCCCGACGGCCAATGCGAACTCTGGCGGGCGGTCGAATGGACCCCGTTCGAGATCACCGCCGTGCCCGTGGGCGCGGACCCCGCCGCCGGCTTCCGTTTCAACAGTACACATCACAATTGCGCCCCACACCGACAGATATGCGCGATGACATAAGTCGTGCCTCACTTTACAGTTCATACACTTTCACAGTTATTATTTGCCAAAAACACAATCGGGCCTATTAAAATTTAGCTTTGACACATTTTAGCAGCTCGGATTAGCAGGTCAGCGAATTCTTCAACTTCATACTCGCGCACGCCATCCTTGTCAAATCTCATGGCTAAATCGTTTACATATCGGTCGAAGCTCTCGTTTGTTTTCGCACTATGCCCTCTGGATCGAAAAGTAGCACCGGGGTTTGCCCCAATCTCAATCCAGTGGTTGCCGAATGCGTCTTTGGAGATCTTATATCCCAATCGCATATCTAAATTAATAAGAAATATCTCCCTAACAAAAGACTGCTTTCGCTTGTATCGCTCGCTATATCCGTCATAAATCAAATATGCAACACAGCTCTCAATAGTGAAGCTCGTTTTCGGTCGCCCCCCGCGCGCCACTATATCATTCATTCTCTGTAAATCGCTATTTGTGAAGCCTAACCCTTCGTTTGTCGTTTCTGAAAAGCTATCATAACACATTAATCTCTCAAGACTGTCTTCAATGCCTTGGCACTCGGATGTATCATGAGAAAATGCTGCATCTGCCGACAAGAGGAAAACAGAAAATAAGCAGGCATCCATTATTTTTCGCACATTTTTCATATTATGCCCCCAGTATTCACCGCATTTCTTTCATAAAATACCATCCTGGAAAAAAGTCAAGTACGGCGACATCCGCCATTACTATATATCTTCCCGCTCTTCTGCCGGCAGGTGCTCGCCACCGACTTCAAGACGATGCGACCCAAGGCAAGCTGGGCGAGGCACCGCAGCTCCTCAATAGCGGCGAGTTCAAGCGCGGCACCCTGGGCGAGAGCAAGGAGAGCTACCGCATCGAGACCTTCGGCCGCGTCGTCGCCATCACCCGGCAGGTTCTGATCAACGACGATCTCTACGCCTTCACCCGGATCCCGGCGATGTACGGCAACTCCATCGCGCAGCTGGAGTCGGACGTGGTCTGGGACATCGTGACCTCGAACCCGGCGATGGGGGACGGCACGGCGCTCTTCCACGCGACCCACAAGAACCTCGCCGGCACGGGTGCCGCGCTCGGGGTGGACAGCGTGGGCCTCGCGCGGGCGGCGATGCGCAAGCAGACCGGGCTCGACAAGAAGACGGTGCTGAACATCCGACCCGCCTTCCTGATCGTGCCGGCGGCGCTGGAGCTGAAGGCGGAGCAACTGGTCGCGCAGAACCTCGTGCCCGCCCAGAGCGGTAACGTGGTGCCGCAGTCGATCCGGACGCTCTCGCCCATCGCCGAGCCCCGGCTCGACGCCGCCAGCGAGACGGCGTGGTATCTGGCGGCCAGCCCGAACCAGATCGACACCATCGAGTACGCCTATCTCGAGGGCCAGCAGGGCGCCTACATCGAGACGCGCAACGGCTTCGACGTGGACGGCGTCGAGATCAAGTGCCGCCTCGACTTCGGCGCAAAGGCCATCGACTGGCGCGGCCTCTACAAGAACCCCGGCGCGTAAGCCGGGCCATCCCCTGACCCCTGACCCCTGACCCCTGATCCCTGACGCACGGGCGGTTCCCATGGGCCGCCCGTCGTCGTTCTGCGAAAGGATCCCGCAATGAAGAACTACGTCCAGCCCGGCGCCACTCTCACCCTGACCGCGCCCTACGCCGTGACCTCAGGCGACGGCCTGCTCGTGGGCTCGATCTTCGGCGTGGCGGCCGGCGATGCCGCCAACGGTGCCACCGTTGAGGCTGCGCTCACCGGCGTCTTCGACCTTACCAAGATCGGCTCGCAGGCCTGGACCGTCGGCGTCAAGATCTACTGGGACGACACCAACAAGCGCTGCACCACGGTCGCCACCGACAACACCCTCATCGGCGTGGCCGTCGAGGCGGTGGCCGGCGGCGCCGCGGACACCATCGGTCGGGTGCGCCTGAACGGCAGCTTCTGATGACCGCCTTCGCCGCGGCACTGGATGCGCTCTTCGCGGACGCGCATCTCGCGCGCGACGTCGTCTACACCGCCGAGGGCGGCGCACCCATGCTGGTCCGCGCGATCCTGCGCCAGCCCGACGACGTCACGAACTTCGGCGAGGCGCGCATCTGGTCGGAAACCACCCGGCTGGACCTGCGCCTCGCCGAGGTCGCCAACCCGCGCCCGGGTGACCGGATCGAGATCGACGGCGAGGCCTTCCTCATCCAGGGCGAGCCTGTCCGCGACCGCGAGCGGCTCGTCTGGACCGTTGATCTGCGCCCAGCCTGACACCGATGAAGCTGAAGCTCGACATCACGCCCGACCTCGTCGCCGCAATGGCCGCGGAGGTGAAAGCGGGCGAAAAGGCCGTGACCGCCGCCATGCGCGAGGCCGGGACCGGGCTCAAGACCGCCTGGCGCGGCCAGATCACCGGCGCGGGGCTCGGCCGTCGGCTCTCGAACTCGATCCGGAGCCAGACCTACCCGAAGGCCGGCGAGAGCCTGAACGCTGCGGCGCTGGTCTGGTCCAAGGCGCCCGTCATCGTCGGCGCCCACGACACCGGCCCGCTGATCCGCTCGAAGGACGGGTTCTGGCTGGCGATCCCGACCGAGGCTGCCGGCCGCGGCCTCCGCGGCGCCAAGCTCACCCCCGGCGAATGGGAGCGCCGCCGCGGTCTGCGTCTGAGGTTTGTCTATCGTCGGCGCGGCCCGAGCCTGCTCGTCGCCGACCGGGCCCGCTTCAACAAACGCGGCCAGGCGGTTGCGTCGCGCTCGAAGACCGGTCGCAACCAGGTCACCGCGCCGATCTTCTTGCTGGTCCCGCAGGTCAAGCTGCCAAAACGGCTCGACCTCGATCGGGATGCGGAGCGGGCGCATGACAGCGTGCCGGGGCTGATCGTGGCGAACTGGGTGGAGGCCCGGATCCGGTAAAGTAAGGCAAGATGCGTTTTCACCACAGAGGTTGAGCTTATGCTGCGCGTCTGGTCATCTTGTCCGCGTAGAACGAAAGCGGACCCAATGGCAGTAGACAGCATTCGGAAGAGAACATCTTTCGTGCCACAGAAGAAGATCGAGTGGCGCGATCATCAGGGGCAGGGCGTCCAGAATTGGATTCACCGAACAGACAAACCGGAAGAAAAGTGGATCGAGGAAACCACTGAAACCATAGGCTCTTGGCGCGATCTTTCCCGAAGCGTTTACTTGCGCTGGGCGCTAACCATTAACGCCATGCATGTCTCTGCCAACTATTATGAGAATTTGGCCGATGATCGGCGTTTGAAGACAGAAACGCTGCGCGCTCAAAACGGAGTCGCGGTAAAGGTTCCACTGGCCATTTGGACGGGAGGCGAGGCAGCTGAGAGGTACACAGAGTCTCAAGAGCTGATTGCTGCCTATGGCTTCGCCGACATGTACGGCGTTATCGAGGACATCACCTTTGACGCTCATGAGATTTTCCGGCGGCATAATCCCCATGATTTCATGAAGGGACCAGAGCACAAAGGCCTTCGACGGAAATTTAATAGGCGGGACGAAGATCCAGAAAGCTGGAACGACGCGTGGTCCAAGCGATTTGAGGATTGGCGACGGAAAAAGCTCTATGAGGGCCTTCCGCGTGTTGCTCTTTCGTACTGGACAAGCTGCGGTCTGAGAAAGCCCTCAACCTATCGGCACACGGAAATAACCGATTGGATGGATACAATAAAAATGTTCGGGGTGCTACGGAACCATATTACCCACAGCGCACCAAACGTGACCGAAGAGCTGTCGGATTGTTGCGCGATAAAGGGGAGTATGGGCTTCGCCTTTGAAGCGGGTGCCGAGCTTAAGGTCGAGCTATTCCACTTGATGGCAATTGAATGCTTTATTGATCAATACTTGACGGCTTTAAACATGTCGCTTCTCGAATTGGTATATGGCTACGGTCACTGGGCGAAAATTGACAAGCAGTTTCGGTAGAGGGCTTTCAGGTGCAGAAAAACGATGACCACCCCACGCGAAACCATCCTCGCCGCGCTGCACGCTCGGCTTTCGGCGCTGCCCTCAACCGCCCTGCGCGGCGAGGTGCTCCCCGAACGCGTCCCGGCCGAGGGGCTGCTGATCCTGCGCGACGGGGAGCCGGGCGAGCCGGAGGTCACGCTCTCTCCGCTGGCCTATCACTACCAGCACCGCGCCGAGATCGAGGCTGTCGTTCAGGGCGCCGACCGTGACGTCGCCTTCGACACGCTGACCGCCAGCATCGGCACGGCCATCGCCACCGACCGCACGCTGGGCGGGCTCTGCGACTGGGTCGAGGCAGAAGCGCCGCGCCCGGTCGATCTTCCGGTCGAGGGCGCGGCGAGCCTGAAGGCCGCGGTGATCCAGGTCGTCCTGCACTATTCCACGGCCGACCCGCTGGCCTGACCCCCACAACTCGAGGAGAACACCATGGCACGAGCCCAGGGGGCGCGGGCGCTGATGGCGCTTGCGTTCGAGACGACCTATGGCACGCCGCCTGCAAGCGGCTTCACCCGCATGCCCTTCGCCAGCACGTCGCTCGGCGCAGAGCAGCCGCTGCTGAATTCGGAACTCTTGGGCTACGGCCGCGATCCTCTGGCGCCGATCAAGGACGCGGTGACGGCCGATGGCGATGTCGTGGTGCCGCTCGACGCCGAGGCCTTCGGCTTCTGGCTGAAGGCGGCCTTCGGGGCGCCGACCACGACCGGTACCGGTCCGTGGACGCACGAGTTCCAGTCGGGGGCCTGGACGCTGCCCAGCATGTCGATCGAGACCGGCATGCCGGAGGTGCCGCGCTATGCGATGTATTCCGGCTGCGTGCTCGACCAGATCACCTGGCAGATGCAGCGATCTGGCTTGCTGACCGCGACGGTGCGGCTGGTCGCGCAGGGCGAGACGGTGGGCACGACGACCAGCGCTGGAACCCCAGCAGCGCTGGAGCTGAAGCGCTTCGGTCATTTCAACGGGGCGATCACCCGCAACGGCACCGCCCTCGGCAACGTGGTTTCGGCCGAGCTCACCTATGCCAACAACCTCGACAGGATCGAGACCATCCGCTCGGACGGGCGCATCGACGGGGCGGACCCGTCCATCGCGGCGCTGACCGGCCGGATCGAGGTCCGCTTCGCCGACCAGACGCTGGTGACGCAGGCCATCAACGGAGATCCTTGCGAGCTCGAGTTCGCCTACGTGCTGCCCTCGGGCGAGAGCTTCACCTTCACCGTGCACGCCGTCTACCTGCCGCGCCCCCGGATCGAGATTTCCGGGCCGCAGGGCGTGCAGGCGACCTTCGACTGGCAGGCCGCACGCGACAGCGTGGTCGGCCGGATGTGCACCGCCACCCTCGTGAACGATGTGGAGACGTATTGATGCTGACGCTCGACCTGACGAACGCGCCGCGCTGGCATGACCTCGCGCCCGGCGTCCGGGTGCAACTGCGCCCGCTGACCACCGCCCTGATGGTGGCGACGCGCAGCGACCCCGTAGTGGAGGCGGTGCCCGAGGGCGCCTTCGACGAGGAGCGCGCCGTCGCCTTCGCCAAGGCGCTCGCGCGGCGGGCGGTGCTTGCCTGGGAGGGCATCGGCGACGCTGAAGGCAACCCCATCGATCCGAGCTCCGAGGCCATCGATGCGCTGCTCGACGTCTGGCCGATCTTCGAGGCCTTCCAGCTGACCTACGTCTCGAAGGGCCTGCTGCTGGAACAGGAAAAAAACGCCTCCGCGCTCTCGCCGAGTGGTCCTTCGGCGGGGGCGAGCGCTACTGCGAAGCCTGCGCGGAAACCTGCCCGGACTGCCCGACGCGGCTGAACCGTCCGCTGACCCATGAGGGCTGGCAGGTCTGGGACCTCGTCGGTCGTCTCGGCGGCCAGCTGCGTGTGTTGCCAGGCGCGTTGATCGGCTGGGATATGTCGGCGGCGCTCGCGCTCGGGAACGCGCTCGGCGTGCCGCCCCTCGCCATGGCCGAACTGCTGCCCGTCATCGAGGCGGTGATGGTCGCCAAACTCAACGAACAGATGGATCACTCCCATGGCTGAGAAGAGGGTCAGCGTCCGCCTCGCGGCCGTGGGCGGACGGCAGGTGCGCGCCGAACTGGAAGGCGTGGGCGAGGCCGGGTCGCGCGGCTTCGGACGGCTCAGCCGCGAGATGGAGGCTGCCAACGCCCGGCTCGCAGCCTTCTCGCGACGGGTGCGCGTGGCCGCTGCTGCTGCGGTGGCTGCGGCCACGGCGGCCGGTGTCGCCATGGTCCGCTCCGGCCTGCAGACGGTGGATGCTCAGGCGAAGCTGGCGCAGTCGCTCGGCACCACCGTCGCCTCGATCCAGACGCTGGAGCGTGCGGGCGAGTTGGCGGGCGTGTCGATGTCCGGCATCGAACAGGCGACGAAGGATCTGACGCGCCGTCTCAGCCAGGCGGCCGCCGGGACCGGCCCGGCTGCCGACGCGCTGGACCGGCTGGGCCTTTCCGCCAGCGACCTGATTGCCATGCCGCTGGACCAGCGCGTCGGTGCGATCAATGCCGCCATCGAGAGCTTCGTGCCTGCCGCCGAGCGCGCTGCAGTAGCGGGCCAGCTCTTCGGCGAGGAAGGCTCCATCGCCATGAGCCGGATCGACACCGCGACGCTGCGGCAGGCGACCGAGGACGTGCTTGCCTTCGGGGTCGTGGTCTCCGAGCAGGATGCCGACCAGATCGAGCGCACGAACGACGCCATCTCCCGGCTTGGGCTGATCTGGCGCGGGCTGTCGAACCAGCTGGCCGTCGCCGCGGCGCCGGCGCTGGAAGCCGTCGCCAACGCCATGGCGGCGGTCGCCAGCCGCACCGGGCCGCTCGGCATCGCGATCCGCGGGCTCTTCGACAACATCGGCCGCTTGACCACCTATGCCGCGACCTTCGCGGCCTTCCTCGCGGGCCGGTGGGTCGCCGGCATGGCCGCCGCCGCGCTCTCCGTCCGCGGCCTCGCCACGGCGCTCGTCGTGCTGCGGGGCGCGCTGATCCGCACCGGGATCGGGGCGCTCATCGTGGGCGCGGGCGAACTCGTCTATCAGTTCACCCGCCTCGTCTCTGGTGCCGGCGGCTTCGGCGAGGCCATGTCGCTCCTTAAGGATGTCGCCGTCGAGGTCTGGGAGCGGATTCGCATGGGCGCGGCCGCGGCGGGCGCAGCCGCCACGGCGATGTTCTTCGACCTGAAGGCCGACGCCGCGTCGGGCATGCAGAGCGCCATCGAGAGCGTGGTGGGCTTCGGCAACACGGCGGCGAACACCTTCGAGGGGGCCTACGAGGCGATCAAGGCGATCTGGGGCCTGCTGCCGGCCGCCATCGGCGATCTGGCGTTCCAGGCGGCCAACAGCCTGGTCGACGGCGTCGAGGCGATGCTGAACGGCGTGGTCTCGCGCATCAACGGCTTCATCGGCGGCATCAATCAGGGGCTGGAAGCGCTCGGGTCGGAGCGGCGCATTTCACTCGTGCCGGACGTCGACCTGGGCGAGATCGAGAACCGCTTCGAGGGCGCGGCCAGCACTGCCACGACGGCTGCGCAGGCGGCGTTCGACCGGGCCTTCGAGGACAACCCGCTCACCGCGCCCGATCTTGGTCTGACCGAGGCGGCGGCTCGGGCGCTCGAGTCCGCGAATGTCTACCGTGGCGCCGCGCGCGATCTGGCCGAAGGGGCCCGCGCGCCACTGGAAAGCTGGCAGGCGCTTCGCGATGCCGTGCGCGGTACCGACGAGGCGAGCGCGGACGCGCTGACCGAGGCTACCGGCGCGGCGGAGCGGCTGGAAACGGCGCTCGGCGATGCGGAACGGGCCGCGACGGGTGCCGGTGCGGCCGCCGGGGCTGCGGCTGCTGCAGCAGAGCCCGCGACCGAAGCTGCCGTCACCGGCTGGCAGGCGGTCACGGCGGCGCTGTCGGATTACGCCAGCAAGGCGCGCGAGATCGGCGGCGATATCGGCCAGAGCCTCGTCGGCGCCTTCCAGTCGGCCGAGAACGCGGTCGGCGATTTCGTCCGAACCGGGAAGCTGAACTTCCGCGATCTCGTCACCTCGCTGCTCGCCGATCTCGCCCAGCTCGCGGCGCGGCAGTTCATCCTCGGGCCGATCGCCAATGCGCTCTCCGGCGTGTTCTCCGGTGCTGGCGGCATCTTCGCCAACGTGCTGCATGCGGGCGGGATGGTCGGATCGGCCGGCCCCTCGCGCTTGGTTCCGGCCATGGCCTTCGCCGCCGCGCCCCGGATGCATTCCGGCGGCATGGCTGGTCTCCGCCACGACGAGGTGCCCGCGATCCTGCAGCGTGGTGAGCGGGTGCTGTCGCGCCGAGAGGCGCAGAGCTACGGCGCGGGCGGGGTCAACGTCACCATCATGGCCCGCGACGCCGAGAGCTTCCGGCAGTCCCGCACCCAAGTCGCCGCAGACATTGCTCGCGCGGTCTCGCTCGGGCGGGGGGGCATGTGATGGCGTTTCACGAGGTTCGGTTTCCCGACAACATCAGTCGCGGCGCGCGGGGTGGGCCGGAGCGGCGCACCCAGATCGTCGAGCTCGCCTCGGGCGACGAGGAGAGGAACGCCAGTTGGGCCAATTCGCGACGCCGCTACGATGTGGCCTACGGCATCCGGCGCGCGGACGATCTGGCGGCGGTGGTCGCCTTCTTCGAAGCGCGGAACGGGCGGCTGCACGGCTTCCGCTTCAAGGACTGGGCGGATCACAAGTCCTGCCTGCCGTCGCAGACGCCGGGGCCGACCGACCAGGCGATCGGCGCCGGCGACGGCACGACGACCGTCTTCCAACTGGTGAAGCACTACGCCTCGGGCGCGCAATCCTGGACGCGCACCATCGGCAAACCTGTGGCCGGAACAGTGCGCGTCGCCCTCAACGGCGCGGAGCAGCTCACCGGCTGGTCCGTCGACACGACCACCGGCGTCGTCACCTTCGACAGCGCGCCCGCCGAGGGCGTCGTCCTCACAGCGGGCTTTGCCTTCGACGTGCCAGTCCGCTTCGACACCGACGTCCTCGACGTGACGCTCGACCTCGAGCGGCTCGGCTCGATCACCTCCATTCCGCTTCTGGAGATCCGCCGATGAACGACACCGGCAGCTTTGTCGCGGCCGTGCTGCGCGAACTCGCGGCCTCGACCGCCGTGATCCTCGCCGCCTGGGGCGCGCTCGGCGGCGCCACGAACGCGCTGACCACGAAGATGCGGCTGCGCGACGCGCTCCGACACATCCTGCTTGGCGGGCTGATCGCAGCCGGGATGGGCAGCCTCTCCATGGCCGTGATCACCGCCTGGCTCAGCCTGCCGCCCGAGGCGATCCCCGCAGGCGGAGCGGCGGGTTCGGCCGCCTATCTCGTCGGGGTCTTTGGACCGGCCTTCATCGAGATGCTGCTCGCGCGCCTGCGCCGCGCCAACGAAGGCGGTGGCGATGAATGACCTTCTCCGCCGCGCGCGCACCCTCCGCTGCGACCCGGCCGACCCTCGAGCGGTCTTTGCCCACCGTCTGCGCATCGGCCTCGCCGTCGCCGCACTGATCCTGATCCTCTCGCTACTTCGGTAATCCCATGCACATGACCAACCGGGGCCTGTTGGCCCTCGTCCGGCACGAAGGACTCGTGCCCGGACCCTATCTCGATGTGAAACAGGTCTGGACCTTTGGCATCGGCCACACGGCCGCGGCCGGGCCGCCCGATCCGGCCACCATGCCGCGCGGAATGCCCGCTGATCTCGATGCCGGGATCCGCGAGGCGTTTCGGGTCTTCCGCGCCGACCTCGCGCGCTACGAGGCAGCCGTCCTGCGCGCCGTGAAGGTGCCGCTGGCGCCGCACGAGTTCGATGCGCTGGTCTCTTTCCACTACAACACCGGCGGCATCGCGAAGGCCGCGCTGACCCGACACCTCAACGCCGGGAATCGCGTTGCAGCCGCCGACGCGTTTCTCAACTGGCGGCGACCGGCCGCGATCATCCCGCGCCGGGAAGCAGAGCGCGACCTGTTCCGCCACGGCCGCTATCCCGGCGGCAAGATCCCGGTCTGGTCCGTGGATCGCAGCGGCCGCATCGACTTCTCCCGGCCGATCCTTCGCCTGACGGAGGATGAGGCGCTGACCCTGCTACGGCGACCTCCAACACCGCGGCCGCCGGACCGCGATCCTGAACCCGATACGCCGACCGGCTGGCTCGCCCGGCTGGCCGCCTTCTTCTCCACCCTGATCCGGAGGGCCTGATCCCAATGCGATACGTCCGACCCAATTCCATAACCTGGTGGGCAGGACTGCTGGCCATGCTCACCGGCATCGCCTCCCTCGCATTGCCTTCCACCGGGCCGCTCGGGGAACTCTCCCGTCTCGTGGCGCTGCTCGCCGGCTCGGGCGATGCCTCGCCGGCGGGCCTGATGTTCCTCGGTCTGGGCCTGATCGGTCTGCGCGATCGGATCGAGCGCGGGTTCCGCGGCGATGCTTGAGTTTCTCGTCGGTCTGGTCGTGGGCAGCTGCCTCGGCGTCTTCGTCGCAGCCCTCTGCGTCGCCGCCGCGCGCGGGGAGCGGGACGATGGCTGATCTCCTGATCTGGCTGGTCGCGGCTCTGGGCGCGGTCGGGGGCGTCGTCCTCGGCCGCATCTGGGGGCGTGCGGAAGGCGAACGCCAAGGCAAACGGGAGGCCGAACGCGATGCTACAGAAGACAAGAGCGAGCGCGTCGAGCGCGGTCGCGACGCGGTTAGTGATGGTCGCGGCGCTGGCGATCCTGCTGACCGGCTGCGCCGCAACGATGGGCGCTGGTGACGCCGGCTGCGCCTCCTATGCCGAGGCGCGGCTCGCCCGGCCGCCCGCCGAGACTGTCGCAGCCGTGCCGCCGGACTGGGCGAACTGGATCGCCGATCTCGACGACAGAATGACGGGAACCTGCCGATGAAGACCCTCGATCCCGCTCTGCAGGCCCATCTCGACGAGGGGACGACTACCCTCGCCTGGTGCTGGCGGATCGCCCGTGCCGACGGCGTCACTTTCGGTTTCACGGATCACGACCGGACGCTCAGCTTCGACGGGACCGACTTCGAGCCGGAAAGCGGGCTGACGGCGTCCGAGGTCCGTTCCGGGTCGGACCTCTCGGTCGATGCGCAGGACGCCGAGGGCGTGCTGACCTCAGACCGGATCACCGAGACCGACATCCTCGACGGCCGCTGGGACAACGCCGAGGTCGAGGTCTGGCGGGTGAACTGGGCCGACACCGGGCAGCGCGTACTGATGCGGCGCGGGGCCATCGGTCAGATCCGGCGCGGGCGTCTGGCCTTCGTCGCCGAGGTGCGCTCGCTCGCCCACGTCCTCGGCCAGACGATCGGGCGGACCTTCCAGGCGACCTGTGATGCGGCGCTTGGCGACGCGCGCTGCGGTGTCGACCTGGAGGACCCCGCCTTCAAGGGCACGGGTGCCGTCATCGATCTCCTGCGCGACCGGGCCTTCACCGCCTCCGGGCTCGGCGGGTTCGCCTCCGGCTGGTTCACCTTCGGGACGGTCGAATGGACCAGCGGCGCTAATGCGGGGCGTCGGGCCGAGTTGCTTGGTCATGACGTTACGGACGGCGTCGCCGTGCTGACGCTGCTCGAAGCGCCGGTGCGCGCGATCGCCGAAGGCGACGCCTTCACCATCCGCGCCGGCTGCGACAAGCGCATCGAGACCTGCGGGGCGAAGTTCGCCAACACGGCCAACTTCCGCGGCTTCCCGCACATCCCGGGCCAGGACACGATCCTGCGCTACGCCACCAAGGATGGCGGGCACGAGGGAGGAGTGCTGTGACGCCGGCCGATAATGGCAGGGTGATCGTGGCGGCGCGCGCGTGGCTGGGAACGCCCTACCACGATCAGGCGAGCCTCAAGGGGGTGGGCTGCGATTGCCTCGGGCTCGCCCGCGGCGTCTGGCGCGAGGTCGTCGGCCCCGAGCCGTTCCCGATCCCGGCCTACAGTCGCGACTGGGGCGAGACCGGCCCGCGCGAGGTTCTGGCCGAGGGCGCACGCCGGATGATGATCGAGGTGCCGCCCTCCGAGGCCGGGCCCGGCGCGCTCGTCCTCTTCCGGATGAAGCCGCGCGCCATCGCCAAGCATGTCGGGATCCTGACCGGGCCCGCCACCTTCCTCCACGCATACGAGCGGCTCGGCGTGATCGAGGAACCGCTCACCAACGCCTGGCGGCGGCGCATCGCCTTCGCCTTCCTGTTCCCACAACGCTGAGGCATCCCTATGGCCACTCTCGTTCTCGGCGCGGCCGGCGCCGCCATCGGCGGGTCGATCGGCGGCGCCATCCTCGGCGTCAGCGCCGCGACCATCGGTGGCTTCGTGGGCTCGACCATCGGCTCGGTCGTCGACAGTTGGATCGTGTCCTCGCTTGCGCCGACCCAGCGGATCGAGGGGCCGCGGCTCGACAGCCTCCGGATCACGTCCTCGACCGAGGGCGCCGTCATCCCGCGCGTCTACGGCCGGATGCGCATGGGCGGGAACGTGATCTGGGCGACCGACTTCCGCGAGGAGACGAAGACCACCACGCAGGGCGGCGGCAAGGGCGGCGGCGGGGGCGGCAAGGTCAAGACCACCGAGTATCTCTACTACGCCTCCTTCGCGGTCGCGCTCTGCGAGGGCCCGATCACCGGCATCGGGCGCATCTGGGCGGACGGGAAACTCCTCGATACGGCCGGCATCACCTGGCGCTGGTATCCGGGTGACGAGAGCCAGACGGCCGATCCGTTCATCGCGGCGAAGATGGGCACGGCGAACACGCCGGCCTATCGCGGTATAGCCTATGTCGTCTTCGAGGACCTGCCGCTCGGGAACTACGGCAACCGCCTGCCGCAGCTCTCCTTCGAGGTGTTCCGTCCGCTCGCCGATCCCGACACCGCCGAGGGGCTGACGCAGGCCGTCACCATGATCCCGGCCTCGGGCGAATTCACCTACGCGACGCAGGGCATCCGCAAGGGCAGCGGCGGCGCGCAGACGCCTGAGAACCTGAACGCGCTGTCGGACACCGCCGACATGGTCGTGGCGCTGGACCGGCTGCAGGCGATGGCGCCCAAGGTCGAGAGCGTTAGCCTCGTCGTCGCCTGGTTCGGAAACGACTTGCGCGTGGGCGACTGCACGATTCGCCCCGGCGTCGAGGTGTCGGCCAAGAGCACCAGCTCGCAGATATGGAGCGTCAACGGCGTCTCGCGCGCCGCCGCGCATCTTGTCAGCCGCGATGACCAGGACCGGCCTGTCTATGGCGGCACGCCGGCCGACTTCGCGGTGGTGCAGGCGATCAAGGAGATGAAGGCCCGCGGACTGCGGGTCACCTTCTATCCCTTCATCCTCATGGACGTGCCGCCCGGCAACACGCTGCCGACCCCCTACAGCGACAACGCCGCCGAGACCGGCCAGCCTGCGTTCCCCTGGCGCGGCCGGATCACCTGTTCGCCAGCTGCAGGCTATGCCGGCAGCGTGGACAAGACCGCCACGGCAGCGAGCCAGGTCGCGGCCTTCTTCGGTAGTGCCAGTCCTTCAGACTTCGCAATCTCGGGCGAGACCGTCAGCTGGACCGGGCCATCTGGCGACTGGGGTATGCGCCGCATGGTGCTTCACTATGCCCATCTCTGTGCGGCGGCGGGCGGGGTTGATGCGTTCCTGATCGGCACCGAGATGCCGGGGCTGACGACGATCCGCTCCGGAGCCAGCACCTATCCGGCGGTGCAGGCCTATCGGGACCTGCTCGCGGATGTCCGCGCGATCCTCGGGTCCGGGACGAAGATCGGTTATGCCGCCGACTGGAGCGAGTATTTCGGTCACCAGCCGGGCGACGGCTCTGGCGACGTGTTCTTTCACCTCGACCCGCTCTGGGCGGACAGCAACGTCGATTTCGTCGGCATAGACAACTACATGCCGCTGTCAGACTGGCGCGACGGGTTCGAGAACCTCGACGCGGCAGAGGGCTGGCCCGCGATCTACGACCGGGCCTACCTGCAGGCGAACGTCGCGGGCGGCGAGGGCTTCGACTGGTTCTACGCCAGCGCGGCGGATCGCTCCGCGCAGGTCCGCACCCCGATCACGGACGGGGCCGAGGGCAAGCCGTGGGTTTTCCGCTACAAGGATCTCCGCGCCTGGTGGTCGAACGCACACTACAACCGCCCCGGCGGGGTAGAGAGCGGGACGCCGACGGCATGGGTGCCGCAATCCAAGCCGATCTGGTTCACCGAGCTCGGCTGCCCGGCAATCGACCGGGGCACCAACCAGCCCAACGTCTTCTTCGATCCGAAGTCCTCGGAGAGCTTCACGCCTTACTTCTCCCGCGGTTGGCGCGACGACGCGATCCAGCGGGCCTATCTCGAGGCCACGTATCTCTGGTGGGGCGATGCCGCGAACAACCCGCTGTCCTCGGTATACGGCGGCCGGATGGTGCACGTCCCCGAATGCGCCGCATGGACCTGGGACGCGCGGCCGTACCCATTCTTTCCGGCGCTGACCGACGTCTGGACGGACGGCGCGAACTGGCGGCTCGGCCACTGGCTGACCGGACGGCTCGGGGCGGTCTCGCTGGCGGCGCTGGTCCGGCATCTCTGCCTGCGCGCCGGGCTGCCCGAGGACCGCATTGACGTCACTGGTCTCTGGGGCGCGGTCGAGGGCTACGCCATCGGCGCGCTGGAAAGCCCGCGCGCCTCGATCACCACGCTGTCGCGGCATTTCGGCTTCGACGCCGTCGAGACCGAGGGCGTCATTCGCTTCGTCATGCGCGGGCGCGCTGCCGTTGCGAGTGTGAGCCCCGACGACCTGGTCGCCGCCCGCGAGGGCGACGTCCTCGAACTGACCCGCGGCCAGGAGACCGAGCTACCCCAAGCCCTGAAATGGCAGGTGGCCCGCGCAGACGAGGACTACGACGCCGCCCTCGTGGAGGCGCGGCGGATCACCGTGGACACGACGCGCATCGCGTCCGAGTCCTTCCCCATGGCGGTGCCGCCCGAGGAGGCCGAACGCCGCTGCCGCCGTGCCCTGATGGAGGCCTGGACGGGCCGCGAGAGCGCGGTCTTCCGCCTGCCGCCCTCGCGGCTGGCGCTCGATCCCGCCGATGTCGTGTCGTTCGCCCATGACGGCCGCGCCGTCCCGCTGCGGCTCGTCTCCATCGCCGACGCGGACGCGCGCGGCATCGAAGCCGTCCGCCAGGACCGGGAGGCCTACGACCTGCCGCCCGGCGCGCCGCGACCCTCGGCGCTGTCGCAGGCCGTCGTGTTCGGCGCGCCAGAGGCGGTGCTCCTGGACCTGCCGCAGCTGACCGAGGACGAGCCCGCGCATCGGCCCTTCGCCGCGGCGCATGCCGTGCCTTGGCCCGGTGAGATCGCCGTGTTCCGCAGCCCCTCGACGGACGGCTTCGAACTGCTCACCAGCTTCGGGACGCGGGCCCGGATCGGCACTCTGGTCTCGGACTTCTACGCGGGCCCGACCTCGCGTTTCGACCTCGGCAACGTGCTTGAGGTCGAACTGCTCACCGGCACGCTGGAGAGCGTAACCGACCTGACGCTGTTCGGCGGGGCTAACGCGCTGGCCATCGAGAGCGCGTCTGGCGTCTGGGAGATCGTGCAGGCGGGCGCGGCGGAGTTGCTGGCGCCTGGCCGCTATCGCCTGATCCGGTTGCTCCGAGGCCAGCGCGGCACGGAAGGCGCTATCGGCAATCCCGCGCCCGCCGGCGCGCGGGTGGTGGCGCTCGACGATAGCCTCGCGTCGCTGCCGATCGCCGAGGCGGATCTCGGCATCCCGTGGAACTGGCGCATCGGCCCGGCGAGCCGTCCGGTCAGCGACGAGACCTATGTTGCGCAATCCTTCACGCCTCAGGGCGTGGGGCTGCGGCCGTTCTCGATCGCCCATGTCCAGCAGCCATGGCGCAAGCCGCGCGCGCCCGGTGATCTGACGATCCGCTGGACGCGCCGATCCCGCGCGCTCTCGGCCGACACCTGGGGCGGGCTTGAGGTGCCTCTGACCGAGGAACTGGAAGCCTACGAGGTCGAGATCCTCGACGGCGCCACATTGAAACGGGTGGTGAGCACCGCCACCACCAGCGTGGTCTACACCGCCACAGACCAGACCGCCGACTGGGGTGGGCCGCTCGGTCTCGGCGACACGCTCGACATCCGCATCTACCAGCTCTCCGCCCTCGTCGGGCGGGGCGCGCCCAAGACCGTCACGCTGATACTTTGAAGGCCATCCCATGTCCGACACCACGACGCATCTGCTACTCCCGTACATCATGGCGGCGCAGGCCCAGAAGCACGTCACCCACAACGAGGCGCTGCGGATCCTCGACGGCCTCGTGCAGCTCTCGGTCCTCGACCGCGATCTGACAGCGCCCCCGGCAAGTCCCGCCGACGGCGACCGCTACATCGTCGGCTCGGGCGCGACGGGCGACTGGGCGGGATGGGATCTGAACGTCGCGCTCTGGACCGACGGCGCCTGGATCCGCTTGCCACCCCGGACCGGCTGGCGTGCGTGGGTCGAGGACGAGGGGCTGCTGTTGGTCTATGACGGCACGGGGTGGATCGGGGCCACACCGGATGCGCTGCAGAACATGGCGCTGCTGGGGCTCGGCACCACCGCCGATTCGTCGAACCCGTTCTCTGCCAAGCTGAACGCCGCGCTCTGGACCGCGAAGACCGTGGCCGAGGGCGGCACCGGCGATCTGTTCTACACCTTGAACAAGGAGGCAGCGGGCGACGACCTCGGGCTGACGCTCCAGACCGGCTTCGTGACCAAGGCGCTGGTCGGGCTCTTCGGCTCAGACAGGTTCCGGCTCGCGGTCTCGGCCGACGGCAGCACCTTTTTCGACGGGCTGAGCGTCGACAACGCCACCGGCATCGTCGATCAGCCGCGGCTGCCGCGCTTCAAGGCATACACCAACTACGACAACTATGTCGGCGTGGGGACCTGGACGAAGATCGCCATCAACAACACGGACTACAACGACCAGGGCGCTTTCGACGCCGCCAACAACCGCTTCGTTGCTCCTACGGACGGCACCTACCTCTTCGGCGCGACCCTGCTCTACAAGGTGAATGCCAGCACGACTGCGCGCATGCGGGGCCGTCTGGTGCTGAACGGCACCACCGAAATCCGCGGCTCCTTCGGTGAGATCTCCGCCACCCACGTCTCGCTCGCCACCGCGATCTGGCTGCAGACCATGGCGCCGCTGACCGCAGGCGATACCGTCGAGCTGCAGGGGTATTTCCGGGTCGCCGACGGCTACTTCGCCGCCGATCACACGTCCTTCTGGGGCGCGAAGATCGGCTGAGGGAGGCGCGCCATGGCCCCACAACGCCCAGAGGACGGCTTTGTCCGCATGCCGGAGCACGAGTTCGAGGCGATCCTGGCACGCGCTGCCGAAGAAGGCGCAAAGCGCGCGCTCGCCGATGTCGGGCTCGAGGGCGACGAGGCGGCACTCGACATCCGCGACCTGCGCTCGATGCTGGACTTGCTCCGGTTGGTGCGCCGCACGGCTGTGCAAACCGTCGTCCGCGCCGTCACCACCGCGGTCTTGCTCGCGCTGCTCGCCGGCGTCGCCATCAAGCTCAAGGTCTTCGGCAACGGCCCGTAGCTCAAGCCATCCACCCTGTTCGACCCGCCGCACCCGCCCTCGAGGCGGGTTTTATCGTTTCTGGAGGACCGCAATGACCACGACCTTTTACGACCACTGGCGCGAAGCGCCAGAGCGTGACTGGCGCTAGCCGAATTTCAGCCCGGCCGAGATCGCCGGTCGGGGCACCGGCAAGCCGCTCATCAACGAACCAGCCCTCGACAAGCTGCAGGCGCTCCGCGACCGGCTGGACAAGCCGTTGATCGTCCGCTCCGCCTATCGCAGCCACGAGCACAACCGTGCCGTCGGCGGCGCGACCCGGTCGAAACACCTCGACGGCGCCGCCTTCGACATCGCCATGGCGAACCACGACCCGGCATCCTTCGAGGCGGCAGCGCGGTTTCGGCGCCCATCCGCACCGCGACATGAAGATCATCTCCTGCGTCGTCGCGGGCGCCCTGGAGCATCGCGACTCCAAGGGGTGAAATCTCAGTCATCAAACCGGGCGACGTTCAGCGGATGAGCGCGGGCACCGGCGTCGTTTACAGCGAACACAACGCCTCGAAAGCACGATCCCGTGCACCTTCTGCAGATCTGGATCATGCCTGACCAGCAAGGGCTGAAACCTGGCTTTGCGCAGCAGCATTTTGATGACCTGAACGGGAAGCCGCGCCTGATGGCCTCGAATGACGAGCGAGACGGGTCGATTTCCATCCATGCCGACGTCGACCTTTGCGCCAGCAAGCTCAATGCCGACGCGCATGTAGATCTGCGTTTGCAAAAGAAGCGGGGTATCTGGGTGCAGGTGGTCAAAGGCTTGGTGACGGTCAACGATCAACCGCTGGAATCCGGCGACGGGCTTGCCCTGGCCGAGCTCGACAACCTCGCAATCACCGCGCTGGAGAACAGCGAATTCCTGCTGTTCGATATGGCACTTTACCTGGGCCCCCGTGAGCTGGAACCCCGCCATCGAGCAGGTTTGCCCGCAAGCCGGGCAGTTGGACTCCATTGA